AGGCTTTAGCAAAAAATCGTCTAGGTTTTTTACAACTGTTTTAATATTTAGTGATGCGGCTCCAAGCAACATTGACATACCAGATGCTGTACGAGTCATGCTTTGTACGCCTGTCTGACCATGTGAATAACTAGGAATGCCTGTTTGTTCGTCTGCAAGCTGTCGGAACTTATCGAACATCATTAAATTTTCTTGAGATGTGTTCGGAAACTTTAGACCATGAATTGCTTGGCCTTGCATTCCTGACTGACGCCTGAAGACTTTGCCCGGATAAATTTCCATGCTTTGTCCACCAACAAGCATAGTCTCATCTACGTCAAAAATTACTGAGCCACTTAACGCCAGATTATCAATAGCCATTCTTGCATGACCATTCATAATCTGTTGACTATCATTCATGTTTTCAGCAACGCCTACACCAAAGAAACTGTATGGGTTTCTCTCGTATGGGAATGCGTTGTAGGGAATACGATGTGGCGTAAAGGGATTAACAACAGCCCTGAGTACAAGGCCATTACAAATCCAAGCATTAATTTGTATTTCATCAAGAATGTCTACCTCTTCTGGAAGTTCAATACCAACATCTTTAGCATACTCTGCATCCATTAAGCCCCAGTACTCAAGCACTTCAAAACGACTAGCACCCATATCTGCCATGCGTTGGTCGTCTTTTAATTCATACTCGTAGTCTTCTTCTGTGTAGTTGGGGCCAAGCATCATACAATCACGAATAGCATCTTCGTTAAAGTATGGCATTTTTCGTAAAGCTCTCAGTTGAGATTTGTTTAGCTTGTGTCGGTGTACTATATACTCACACTCTTCAATAGATGTTGCATTAGGATCAGGAAAGAAATCCCAGACACTTACAAATTCAATGCGCGGTACACGAATAGAAACAGGTGTATACTCACGACCTCCTTCATTATCTTCCCACGTATGTAAAGTCTTATTAAAATTAAACGGCCCTTTTACAATACCTGTACCAAAAAGAGCAGATTCAAAAATAGCGTTACGCATTTCAGTAGAACCACTAGACTCATCAATTTGATCGTGAATGAGTTTTTCCATATTCCTTGCGGCTTCTTTAGCCGGTGAAATTTCAGGAATATTTGGAATGGGGCTTGGGCCTTCAACAAATGTAACTTGATCACTTTTTTCAAAGTCTTCAAATATACCTTCACCACTAGTCAACCTAGCTCCGGGTTTTAGTACACGACCATCTCCAGCATAACCAACACCACCTTCTGGACGTTCTTCTTGCATAGGCGGTTGGGGGGTTGCGTTTGCTTCAATTCCGGGGGCGGCTTGATCATCAAGGTGCATATACTCACTAACGCCTTCGGGCAGTGGAGTATGTGCTACACCAATCGGAAACTTTCCTGTACCAAAGATTACGTCTATTAGCTGTCCATAGGCGGCTAGTACTTTAGTCTTTGTAACTTTAATAAATACACGAGACTTTTCAGATTCTCTAAACTTTACGTTTTTAGGATATAGTCCACGAAAATTATGATATGCAGTCATCCAACGATTTTCGTCAGAGTCTTTTGCTATTTTAGAATCTGTAAATCTTGCTTCAACAAGACCAGCAAGGTTTGATTTAATCTGGGCATCTGCATTAATAGATAAACCATCTTCACCCTCTACTGGTTCAAAGTAAAGATTATTAGCACTATCAATTATTGTATTGTTTTCTGCCATGTTTATCCTATTGGTGTTAGGCTAACGAGAGAATAGATAAGTGTAAAACCTACAACAATACCTAGACTATAAATTCCATAAGTGTTTAGTGGTCGCCAAACTTTAAAATTTCTTTTCAAAAAATACTCCTGCGTAATTACCACGTTTTTCTACGCCAATTTTTAATTTATCATTTATGCTTTTACTTGCACTAACAGAAGAAGACCTATTACCAAACTTATCTGTAGATGCTTCACCACGAACTTGAAAACCTTTGCCTTTGTATGTAGCACCAACACCGGCTCTTTGATAATCATCAGATCCTGATACAGAAGCAGATAAATCTAAATCTCCTACGCTTTTATGAGCTACTAAACTACCATTATTATAAGTATGTCTTTTCTTCATATTAGTATCCAAACGTCCCATCTGCTGGTTGATAAATAGTCTCACGGTGTAATCGACGCATACGACTAAACGTATCGTCAATACGAGGTCTAGACATAATCAAATACCTCAACGCATCATACGCATGGTCTGGTGCGTGGGTATTTACATCTTCAGGATTGCTTTTATCCAGAGGAATACTCTGTAGTTCGCGTATCAGGTTAGGACAAGTATTAAATATTTGTAATTTGGGCCTTCCGCTTTGCTGAACTTTTAAGTATTCGTGGATTTGAATTTTTCCTGCAACTCTGTTTTTATCTGCTCGTCGTAGCTTATGTCCAGCTTTGACAAGCGTTTCTCCAACTGTTGGGCCTGTCTGCCCTGTGCGATTCCAACACGCTGTATCTAATACGCCCGGAACGCTCATTGGATCATTTAGTTCCATTTCTGCTATTAAGTGCGCTAAGTCTGTAGCTAATAGTCCTTTACGATAAAGTTCTCTATATATTATTAACGTATTATCGTCTCGATCTATTGCACCCCAAACACAAGCTGATTCTGAAGCGTATCCATAGTCAATGCCTTTTATGCGATCCCAGTTTATAGGAATTTCAAAAGGATCAATAATATGAACATCTCTGTCGAACTCTGTGAAGGCCGCACCTTCTGCAACCTCCCAATCACCTTCTAGTAGCTGTCGTCGTTGCGTAGGTGGCAACGCCTTTAGCATCTGTTCATAACGACCATCATATGCTAGGTATGGATTATCTTCTAGCCTTGCTGGTATAAACTTACGGCTTAGGCCGTCTTCACCCTTAAATGATTCGTTAGGTGGTGAAGGAGTAATATATCTTTTCTTTACCCAATGCGCTCCAACACCACCGGGGTTAGCGGTACACCGCATATAAGGTATAATCTCTGGATCTGTTGTACGCAGTCGTGAAGCCAAGTAGTTCCAAGAAAACTCTGTAGCTTGGTGCGTAATCTCATCAAATCCAATCCAACTATACGCTTGTCCTTGGTAGCGATAAACATCTGCATCTCTCTCCAAGAATCCAAATTCTATTTTAGCTCCAGACGGAAAGTTCCAGAGCTTCTCTACTTCTTTGTACTTACAACCGGGAAAGGCTTTCGGGTAGAGTTCACGAGATTTATCTATGAGTTCACGTAACTCTGGCATAGAACGCCGCAGGATTAATGCCCTATGCGCGGCCCGATGAGCATAACGAAGAGGGTCAACCAGCATCGCGTAGCTCTTGCCTCCACCAGCCGCACCACCATACAAAACATCAGTCTCAGAAGCGGCGAGAAAGTCAGTTTGTGGCCCAGTGTTAGGCTTAAAGATGACATTCTCTTCTGCGACAGTCCTTAACGCCTTGGGCAAATCATCCGTGGATGTTGTTGTAATTTTGCCTTCAGACTTTGCCTCAGTTCCTTCTAATTTATTTAAAGTACTCTTAGAAGTGTCAAGCGACCTTTTATAGTTTTCTAGCTTGGTGCGTACCTGCGCTAATCGTTTTTCTTTCTTTCGTACAGTTTTCCTTGCGTCGATCTTGGCCTTGGTTTCGGAGTGGTAGTTGTAGCCTCGACCTGACGAACCTTTGGGTCTGCCAGTTTTCTTACGAGGTGTTCCATCCTTTTTAAGTATAAAATCCCCGTTGTCGTCTCGCATATACGCATCAGGGTTTTCCTCCCAATCACTCATAGCGATCTACAATCTTTTTTAAACCAGTATGAGATATAGTTCTATCTGTATCATACTCTAACCAAGTAGCCGCTTCACGTAAAGATAAAACTTTATTTTTAACGAGAGGAACGATTTTATTGAGAGCTTTTAGTTCTACTTCTATTTCCTCTAAGTGTTCACCATCTTCCATTAGTTTATAACCAAATGGGATGGTACTGCTACTACGCCTCTTCATATTGACCCTCTATAACTACCTCCTGTTTGGCTGGTAGTATAAAGAGTCCGTTTGTATTCTGCAAGTTTACGTCTAGTTTATCTGTTTTAGATATGCCTACACGGTCTAGGACTGTCTGTGCGGCCTGTAGACGGACGTTAGCTTGGGGTATGGGGTTAGTACTGTCCATAACCTCAACAAGCTTTAGAGAGGCTTTGGGGGCATTCTGAGCTAATATATTCTCAGCTAGTTCTATTATCTCTGTTTTAAGGGCTTTAACTACGGATGTATAAGAGCCTTCAGCATACCCCGCTAATTCTGCGGCACGTTTAGTATCACCATTGCAAGATACAAGGTTATCTAAAAACGATTGTTGCATTATAGTTAATTCTTTATTCATAACTATACATTATATAGGTGATATGGGGTTTTGTCAAGTAGTGTTTATAGTATTTTATGGTATTATTTGGCATAAGTCTTGACAAAACAAGAATCCAAGTATATAATAGACTATGTAGCCCACCGGGTACATATACATTTGCATAGCCGCCTTTTACCTTTAAGGTCTTTGAAGTGGGGCGACAAACTGGTTGACATTCAGAATCTTTGAAAATGTAGAACTATGAGTATATATAGGGGGGATGGGGGGTGGTCACCTGCCTAGCCCTTCAAAGCTTTGAAGGGCTAGGAAGCCTAGAATACTTTAAAGTCTTGCAGACTTTAAAGTATTCTAGAAATCTACCGCCAGAGTCTCTAAAGATCTCTAAGATCTTTAGAGACTCTGGTTGCCAGACTCAGAAATCTTTAAAAATCTTTAGAGATTTTTAAAGATTTTTAAAAAATCTATAAAAATCAAAGATTTTTTTAGATTTCACAGGCGCGTGTTGTAAAAACCTTAAGGTTTTTAAGCCTAGCCAAATCGCTTAGTACTTCAAAACTTTAAAACCCCTCACTTGTGAGGGTTTTAAAGTTTATGAAGTACTTAAAGGCCCTCCGAAGCCGCTTCAAGCCGAAGGCTTGTGGCAACCAAAACTTACAATTCGGAGAATTGACTATGGCGAAGCCAGACTTCAGCAAGATCCCAGCCTCTAAAGAGGCTTCACCCCGACAGATCTCAGCGATTGCAAATCGCTTTGCGAAGCTAACGAATCCAGAGGATTCGTGGATGCTGACCAAGAAATACACCGCAGTTCTTTACAGATTCCAAAAGGAATCTGGGAAGAACTTGACTCACGGCGACATCCAGAAGTTCTTCAAAGTCTCTAAAGTTCCTAAGAACTTTAGTGACTTGCTCAGTACCGCTGAAGAGACTCCAAAGGAGTCTCCAAAGCCTTCAAAGAAGGCTCCCACTAAGACTTCTACGAAGTCTTCCAAGACACCGCCAAAAGTCTCTGAGGCTTCAGAGCTAAAAGCTCTGAAGAAGCAAGTCGCAGACTTGACTGCCGCCGTCCAGTTACTTCTGAAGAACTCTTAAGAGTTCTTCAAAGTCTTCAAAGACCCCAGCTTTGCTGGGGTTTTTTTATTTATAAACCCTAAACTCTAAAGGAGTTTTGTATGGAATTTGTTATTGAATATCGTGAATTTAGTTTTGCAGTTGGTATGTGGCATAGAGATAGTGATTTTTCAGATATTACATTAGCACAACAAGCATACAATAAAAATGTTTTAGAGATGCCAGAACTTAATTGGCGTTTAATTATGGTAATTAAAGAGCACGATGCTCAAAATTAATTAACCGACTGAGGCTTTAGGGATTCTTAGTTTTAAAACCCCTCACTTGTGAGGGTTTTAAAACTTAGAAGCCCTTAGAGGACTGCCAGCCGGTTCTCATCCACCCAAAACTTCATTGCACTTGGAGGTGCTTATGTCTCAGTTCGATTACACTACTCTCGACCCCAACAAACCTGCTTCATACCGTCAGTTTAACGGTGTTGCATATTACTTTGCTCAGTTGCACACCAAAGGTGACAAGACAAAAACATACATGGCAACTCGTATGTTCAAAGCTATCTTGTACAAGTTTTATAACGAGCAAGATATTCAAATGACTCATGGCGAGGCTCAAAAGTTCTTCAAAGCCAAGCGAGTTCCTGCTCAGTTTAAGAAGTTAATTACTATCCGTAAGTAATTTAACCCGTCTTGGGTGGGCATAGTTTGGTTGGCGCTATGCTTTAAAATGGTAAGCTCTGCTTACAAGTCAACCACTCACCCTAAACTTTACTTGGAGATACACTATGCGTTTTTTAGATTCTGAAACTAGTCCAGCCTTTGGTGCAACTTATCATGCTATTAACACCGGCACTCCTCCACAGCCATTAAATATTCGTGGTCGGCAGTCTAATTGGAGAGATCGGTTTGAAAGGATGCAATCAATGGAATGGTTTGTTGTACCTTATGCTGATCGACATAAGACTCAGCAAGCGGCTTCAAGTTATCTTAGAGGACGTTATAGCTTTTACAAAATCAACAAAGACGGTGATATGTGTCTATTAAAACTTCGTTAATTTGTGGGGGCTTCGGCCCCCTTTTTTATTTGGAGGATATTATGCTGTGGAAAAATGAATGCGGTCACCCCTTAGAAGATTATTTATTTAGCATTACTGGCCCAATTGATTCCTATGATGTGTGCTATTACAGGCACAGTCTTGGAGATAAAAATGAATTTTGTTTGCGTTATGGCAATGAAGACCATGAATATCTTAGCAGTTGGGATTGTTCAACTATTGAACGGCGCATCTCTCATTTAAATAAATTTGGTGAAACTCCAACAGATAAAATGGAGTTGATAATGTTCAACAGTATGAAGAATAAAATACAAGAAAAAGGTTATTGGGATATCGCTTGGGATCTTACCCCTGAAGTAACAGAACTACAGCGGGTTGTAAGATATGATGATGCACCAGAAGATACTGGCAAAGATAACTGGCGGCTTGAAAGATTAAATTAGAGTGGGCTTCTACGTCTTTAAAACCCCCTTACAGGGTAAGGGGTTTTAAAGACTTAAGAAGCCCCCCCACCGACGACGACACCGGAGAACGCAATGATAATATTTAATTACCCCAGCAAAAAAGTATTGAAAGAATGCATAGGTAAGCCTTTAAATTATATTGAAACAAGCTTGTTCGGAAATGAGTATGTTCGTAATGGTACTATGACCGGCGCTAATAGACCACATATCACTGGTCAGGGTCGAGAGTTTTTTGCAAACGTCACAATGGTTGACGGTTTAATTTCTAATGTAAAGTAAAGGAGATATTCTTATGCCGTATGTATCAGGTTATGTCAGTGTAGATGTAGATGTTAGTGACTTTAGTGACGAAGTAGAAATATTATTTTATAATATTGCTGATGTCATTAGTGCCGCCAAAGATAATAATTATACTCTTGAAGAAATTGTTGATTTTTGTTTTGGGCAGGGCCTAAACATTTCAGATTATTTAATGAATACTTTAAGCCACGATCAGTTTACAACAATTTATAAAAGGTGTGTCACTAATTATATGGATGAGCTTGAGCTTAAAATTTCTAATCAAGAAGATACTATCTCTGAACTTAAAAAGAAACTAAAAGACTTAGAAGATCTATCATGAAATTTCGTATGACCTATATGAATAAAATATATAATATTAATATACCAGTAACCGCCGAACAATTAGATAACTGGCAGAAAAATAGAATGACTGCGGCTGAAGCTATGCCGCATTTAACTCAAGCTCATTTTGATTTTCTGACTCACGGCATATATCCTGACGATTCTTTCTTTGATTCTATTGAGGAACTTACTGATGTATGAACTTCATGCTAAGGCTGTGCAAAATTATTCTAGATTATCAAGCGATAATCTTTCCGATATTGTATTAATGGTTGTGTTAAGTATTCAACAGCCGTGGTATGCCGTTGGCAAACAACTCAAAGATGTAAAATTAAATGGTATCGACTCTAAATTTATATGGGGTAATAAAATTAAAACGTACAAGGCGCTCATGTCCCGAAAAGAATTTATTTATTCTCAGTACCTTGCAGTTCTTAATTCAAATAAATCTGATGATGATAGGGCGCTGTCGTTGATGAATGTATTCTTGCAAATTGATGGGTTAGGTATGGCAAAGGCTGGCTTTGTTTGTCAACTAACTGCGGGGCTTGTTGGCTGTATTGACATTCACAATCTACGAATGTATAATATCCCAATGAAAGATTTAAAATTATCTAAGTCTTTAAAGTCAAAAGCTATAAAGAATCGTCGTGTTATGAATTATATTTCTATATGTCACGACATTGGTACAAAAAAGTTATGGGACAACTGGTGTAATTATTTAGCTAGTAAGTCTAAAAGATTTGAGGATGGCTTTCATGTATCCCAAGTACATTATAGCTATCTTCAAGATGCGGTAAACCTTTAATCAACTGGAGACATATTATGTCGGATGTAATTTCTATTTTTGGTACTCATCGTCCAGCAGATCCTTTTGCTGGCAAAGGTTATGGCGTTGCTGATTTTCCTGTGGCAACTCGCCCAATGCTTTTCTTCAATGATGACACCGATCAGTGGTATGAGTCATCAAAAGTTGCTGTTGTTCGTACAGATACTATGGACGAGCTAGGTGTTCATGGGAAAAATTATAAACCTGTTGCACCTCGTGAATTAATTGACGCTCAACGTGCAATTATTATGCGGAGTGGTTTAAAAACTAATGGTATCGTTGAAAAGATTGAGTGCAGTCACAACGGTGCGGCGACATTTGTAAAGTATCGTTTACCAGAGCATAACTATATTACTCCTGACGGCGACAACGCCACGCTTACTTTATTGGGCGTGACTTCCCTCAACAGTACGTTTTCTTTTATTATGTCAGCAGGCGCTCGTCAATCTGCTTGTTTTAATGGTCAAGTGTTTGTTACTGGTGAGGCTGGTTTGTTTAAAGCTCGACACACCAAAAACTTAGATATCCAACAAGCTTCTCGTGCAATTGTTAAGTCTCTTGAAGTGTTTGAAAAAGAACGGGAGTTGTGGCAGACTATGTACAAAACGAAAGTTACTCAGAAGCAGGCGATGTATAGTTTTGCAGAAGCCGCTGGCTGTCTTGAGTTAGTACAGGCCGCAGTTCACGAGAGTGGTGTATCTTGGTCAGCAGTATTCGACAAGCTCCCTCGACTGAACAGCACATTAACATATCTTGCCAAGGCTTGGGGTGAGTACTCTCAGAAGATGGGTAGTACTCAATGGGCGGTGTATAATACACTTACAGATTGGGCTACTCATGCTCCAGCACCTACCAAGAAATCTCAAATTAACATTGCTTCGGTTAATCAGAAGCGTTCAGAGGTTGTACGTAAGGTATGTAACTCTGATGTCTTTCGTATCGCGGCCTGATAATGTTGATATTGAATCTCTTGTTCAGTTTTATATTTATATCAAGCCTAATCCTGATTACATGGGTCTGGCTGAATCGTTAAAAGATTCTCACTTTACTGAACTAGAAATATTTAATATTCTTCACAAAGTACGTGAAGGTTATTACTAAAAACTATAGCGTCCTTCGGGGCGCTTTTGTTTGGAGGTGATAGTGAAAACAAAAGAAAAAATATTTAATGTTCAAAGACTAATCAGATCAGCAATGAACGATGAAGACTACTGTTCTTTTATTCTTGATTGTTTACATGAAGAACAAAGTAAATTTTCTTTAGAAAGATTAAATAAATTCTGGGACGATGCCGCTAAATCTAGTGACACCGTTGAAGAGTGGATCAACAACAACAGAGGAAAGTAATATGTATTACATAGCACCCCGAAACCAGCGCGGCAATGGCGGTATGATTATCTGGCAACATATTAAAAGCCTAAAGAATTTTAAACCTACTGATACTGTTGAGTATGTAGTCGCTAGAAATAAAAAAGAAAGGGAGAGGTCGCTACCAATTTATGTTGGTGTAGGTGGCAGGCTTATAAAAACTCAGCGGTATGAAATTACTTTTCTTGATCAATTTTTTAACTAGGAGATAATCATGCGATTAACTAAGCCCCAGCAACAAACTCTCAAAACAAAGTGGATGTTATTGAGTGAGAAAAAAAGTTATTTATCTTTTCGACGCACAGTAGAGCTTGGTTTTTGTATGGACGGTGCAGTCATAGTACCTTGGAATGGTATGTGGTTGGCTATAGAAACTGATGGATACGCACACACATAGGAGATAGTAATGGGAACAGCTAGTATGTATGGTAATCAGGTGATGGATGTGGAGTTAGACTGCGAGTGGATGTCTATCTATGTAACCATTGAGTATTTTGTGCATGGTGATGAGGAGAATCTAGTTGAAATTGTATCGGTTAAATCGCGTGGAGTTGATATCACTAGCTGGGTCAATAGTAATTATATATATGATCTCATTGCTGATGAGATAAGTAACGCTGACTATCATTGGAGTGATCATGGAGACTAAAGAATTAAATAATTTTGCTTATGATGCAATTATAAGAATTTACAAGGGCGACGAACAGAGCAGTAACGAAGTAGAACTTTTACATGAAATAAAATTTATGTGTGATCTGGATGATGCCCCTGATTTTAGGCGCTTACTTTTTAAGGCAGTTGATGCATTAGCTAATGTCTATCAGTATCAAACGGGAGGCTATGTGCATATCGCAACTATTATAAATAGGGAGTTTATAAATATATGAATATCTTTTATCTTGATGACTGTCCACGTAGGGCCGCTGAAGAGCAGTGTGATCAGCATATTGTTAAGATGCCCCTTGAGACTGCACAGATTTTGTCCACGGCTCATCGTGTTGTCGATGGCACAATGGTGATCGGACAATCTTCTTCAGGCCGTAAAGCTAAACGCTGGGTGCTAGATAAATATGATGACAAGTTTTATCTTGCGGCCCATGTCAATCATCCCAGCACTGTCTGGGCTAGGCAAAGTAAACAACATTATCAATGGTTGTATGAACACTTTGAAGCCCTTAGTATGGAGTTTCAAAGCCGCTTCAAACACAGCCATAAAAGCTGGAACAAATTAAAGTTCTTTACGAGCAAGGCTCCACAAAACATTGAAGTCTCTGGTTTTGTTGAGCCGCCTCAGTGTATGCCTGATGAGTACAAAGATACTGATACTATCAAAGCGTACAAAAAATATTATGACTTTAAGTTCCATGATTGGATAGAAAAGGGGAGGCCCATGCGATGGACAAAGAGCGCGTAAAACATTTTATTGCTACGATGCCTGAGTACTGGTATGCGTTAGCTATAATTGTTTTTTTTAGCATTGGTTTTATGATAGGAGATTATATAAAATGAAAAAGTATATTCATGTTAATCAACACAAAATTCGTGCGAACAAAAAGAATGGAACAGACGACCCAGTTATAACAATTAAAACTGGTAGAACTAATACATATTGTCACGAGGTTGAAATACTTGGTAACAGCGTGTTAAGATATAGCGGGAACGACAAGCCTATTCTCTCGTGTGGTGCGCGTGTTGTTATTGAAACTAATTCTGATATTAAAATTGTGAGGTAGTGATGAGTATTGATGATATAACACCGGAAGAATGGGACAATATTTTTAAACCAAAAACAACTTGTGGAAAACTTTTTCATCCTCAAGATAATCATACCGCTAATCCTGTAACAAAGCCTGAGCATTATAATAAAGGTGGTGTCGAAGCTATTGATTATATTAAACAACAATTGGGTGATGGCTTTGGTGACTACTGTGCTGGGAATGTCCATAAATATCTTCATAGGTTTCGTTACAAGAATGGGGTAGAGGATCTGCGAAAGGCTCGTGTCTATCTTGATTGGTTAATTGAGGATATAGTAAATTGAAAAAACTTATTCAACAGCTTAAACAAGACAATCTTTTTTATTATTCTGAACTACATGGACGTAAACATTATGCTAATGTTATGAGAGCAGGTTTAGAATTAGCCGCTCACTACAATCTTAATCCAAAACTTTTTAAATACTTTGCGTACCTTCACGATTCTTGTAGACACAATGAAGATTACGATCCTAATCATGGGCCTCGTGCCTCAGAATATATTAATAAAATCAAAGACTTAATTGATCTTTGTACAGTTGAGCGTTGGCAGTTACAATCTGCCTGTGCGCTACATACTTCTGCAAAACCTTGGGATAATAAAAAATATACTCTCTTTGAAAAATGTGCGTTCGATGCTGACCGCTCTGATATCGGCAGAGTTTGTTTAGAAGTCGATCCAAAATATTTATTTACTCAAAAAGGAAAGGAGATTTTTGTACATGAAAGACACGATTATAAACAAAATAGATGGGCGGCAGTATACGCCTGAAGAAATTGAATATAGTTCTCGTATTCAAAAAAGTGTTACTCCTAAAGGTACTTTAGATTGGTATCTTAAATGGATTGCTAGTGTGTGGTTGATTGTTGCAATATCTTTTAGAAGCACAGGCATTCCTGAACTACATTTTTATGATATGCTTTTCAGTTTCTTTGGTACAGTTTTATGGTCTGTAGTTGGGTTTATGTGGAGGGATCGTGCGTTAATTGTAATCAATATTATTGCGGCTGTCATGCTTTTTGGCGGCTTACTTTCTCAAATATTTAATGGAGTTTAACATGGGTTTTGATGAATATCAACAAGCCGCATCATCTACAGCATTATACAAAGATAAATTTTATCCGATTGCATCATTGATGGTGGAGTCAGCAGAACTATCTGACCTTTTTATAAAACCAATGCTAAGAGGAGATGCCCGAACAATCGAAAGACAAGATGTTATTTCTGAGGCAGGAGATGTTTTGTGGAATCTTGCCATGATATTAAAAGATCATGGGGTTGACTTCTCAGAAGTTGCCAAGTATAATCTATCTAAACTTCAAAGTCGTTCTGACCGTGGAGTTATTAAAGGATCTGGAGGTAATCGTTGAAGATTATACAAGGTAATTTTAGTAAAGATAAGAAAAAAACTTTAAACGAAAAAGTCTCTGAAGGTCTTTCAAAATTAGAAGAATCTTCAGAAGAAGAAATTTTAAGGTATCCTTTTATTTTGATTGTTGATACTGGTGAAGATTTAAAAGTAGTTTCTGATGTTGAAATGGAAAAGTTTAATTTGCTTTTAGATCTTGTTAAGATGACTGTTCTTACCGGAAGTTATGAATAGGAGAAAGCATGGAGGAAGATAAGTTTAATATTGAAGATGCTGTGTGTCGGGCATTTATTTTGTCGTTAGGTACTAGCCTACCGTCACCCAGCACAGTCCAGAATATGATTAGTTGGATAAAAATTCAGGCTCGTAAAGAGCAAGAACAATTATCGACTGATTATGTGTATAGTTGTATCCCTCGTTACATTAATTTTATGTTTAATAAATCTTAGGAGATTTAATTATGGCTCTTGTTGAAGGTGTTGCATACTGGGCGTCTATCACCACACCAAACACAACTTACACTCCGGTGTATACTGTGAATCTTGTGGTGACTGATGATGTCGCAAATGATTTTCGATCTCGCGGCTTCACAGTTAAAGACATGGAAGAAGGCCCAGCACTTCTTATCAAGCGAAAAGTAAATGGCCCCAACGGTATGGTGCGCTCTGCCCCTAAGCTGTTGGATAAAAACAAACAGCCTTTAAATGTTAGTGTCGGTAACGGCAGTAAGGTTAGGGTGCAATACAAAGAGTGGGAGTCCACTTGGAATGGTACGTTGTACAAAGGCTTAGATTTACAGGCGGTACAGGTAGTTGAACTTATAGAATATGCCAGCCCTGACGGTGCAGAGTTTGATGTTCTTGATAGTAACGACGATGGAGATGAGTTGTAATGAATTATAGATACACTGACGAAGATAAAACTTATGATGTTGAGAAGTTGTCTGGTGAAGGTCAGGCAACATTTAATCTACTTGTTACTGTCCAACAAAGGATGGATGGTATTCAAGGAGACTTAACAATTCTTCAGGCTTCAGCGGTTGCTCTGCATCAAAAGATGAAAGAGTTTCTGGATGACGATGCAATAGTTGAGGATGATGAAACGGAGGAGTAAATCATGGGCGAATTTGTGGAGTACCACAAGCCTTGTCCAAGTTGTGGAGGCAGTGATCCTGTCTCCATAAACTCAGATGGTTCTGCAAAATGTTTTAGTTGTGGAACCTTTTTTAAAGATTACGAATCTGCGATGGGAGGAAACGTGGCAGACTTTAATAGCTTTAAAAGATCAAACGATAACACTTCATTCACCAACAGCGTGTATCACGCCCTCACCGATAGATCTATTTCTCTTGAGACTGCAAAGAAGTTTGGTGTTCGTTCAGTCAAAGATGAGAAAGGTAATATTATTCAGCATCACTATCCGGTATACATAAACAATGAAGAAGTTGCTACAAAAGTTCGCAATCCTAATAAAGCATTTACTTGGTCAGGCTCACCCAAAGGAACTGGGCTTTTTGGTCAGCAAGTGGCACAGTCGGGCGGCAAATACATTACGATCACTGAAGGTGAATGTGATGCTATGGCGGCATACGAACTGCTTGGTAGTAAGTGGCCCGTCGTATCTGTTAAGAATGGAGCACAAGGCGCGGCAAGGGACGTTCAAGAAAATCTTGAGTTCCTTGAATCGTTTGATACGGTGGTCATTTCATTCGACAACGACAAGCCGGGACGAGAAGCCGCAAAGAAAGTGGCGCGTATTATCAAGCCCGGAAAAGCTAAGATACTCACACTACCTACTGAGTTCAAAGACCCTAACGAAATGCTCAAGCTGGGTCATCACAAGGCTTACGTTACTGCGTGGTGGGCTTCAAAACTTTACACGCCGTCTGGGATTTTAAACGTCAGTGAAGAACGTGAGAACTACAAGAAGCGTGAGCGTAAAGAGTCTATCCCCTATCCTTGGAGTGGTCTTAATGCAAAGCTTGATGGCTTGCGGCAAGGAGAATTAATCACGCTGACAGGCGGCACAGGCTTAGGTAAGTCTAGCGTTACTCGTGAGCTTGAACACTGGCTCATCACCAACACCAACGACAAGGTAGGTGTCATAGCTCTTGAAGAAGATTGGCGTCGAACTGTAGATGGTATTCTTTCTATTGAAGCTAATGCCAAACTACACATCGATAGTATTCGTGCTGAGTTCAGTGAAGAAGATCTAGATAATTTCTTTAATGTTTTGTACGACGGTGAAAATAAGAACCGCGTTTTTGTTCATGCCCACCTTGGAATGAATGATGTTGATAGTGTATTTTCTAAACTACGCTTTATGGCAATGGGGCTTGAATGTAAGTGGATAGTATTTGATCACTTACATATGTTATTGTCGATGACTACGGACGGTGATGAGCGCCGCAACATAGATGCTATTATGCACAACTTTAGAACGCTGGTAGAAGAGACAGGCGTAGGTCTTATCCTTGTGTCACACCTCAGAAGAGTTGATGGTAATCGCGGTCACGAGAATGGTATTGAAACAGGACTCAATCATCTACGTGGCTCACAAAGTATTGCTCAGTTATCAGACTGTGTAATATCTTTGGAGCGTAACCAGCAAGCAGAAGATCCTATTGAAGCCAGCACAACAAAGGTGAGGGTCTTGAAGTCTAGGTACACAGGAGATGTCGGCTTGGCTACCCATTTGTTTTATGACAAAGACAGTGGTAGACTCAGCGAGATCGCTATGGAAGTAGAAGAACAGGATGAGCTTGAGTTATGAAGAGCATAGTATTTGACATAGAAGCAGACAGCTTAGAGCCTACAAAGATTTGGTGTATTGCCGCAGTTGATCCTGACTCTGGTGAAACCAAAACCTTTGGGCCTACTGAGATTATTAATGGCCTTGCGTTTCTTACGACGGCTGAAAAGTTGATAGGTCATAACATTATTGGTTATGATCTCCCAGCCATAAAGAAAATACACAACGTAGATCTAACAGAAGGGCGGGCAATTGTTGATACTCTGGTTCTCTCTCGCCTCTTTAATCCTACAAGAGAGGGTGGTCATAGCCTAGAGTCTTGGGGTTATCGCATTGGCTTACAGAAAATAGATCATACAGAGTTTGGAGAATACTCTCCAGAAATGTTAAACTATTGTAGGAATGATGCAGTTCTCAACGCTAAGATGTTTAACAATCTTAAAACAGAATCTCGTGGCTTTAGTCGGCAGTCTGTTGTTCTTGAACACGAGGCACTAAAAATTATTGCAGACCAAAGAGAACGTGGCTTTTTGCTTGATGTAAAATCTGCAACCTTGTTTGAGGCTGAATTAACTGATCGCCTTAAAGAAGTAGAGCGTGAGGTTCAAAAGACCTTTAGACCTAAGCAACTTAAAACTGTTTTACTTCCTTTCTTTACAAAGACAGGTGCGCTTTCTAAGATGGGTCAGATAGAAGGTTCGCCAAAGAAAAGCAGGCTAACGAAAGAAGAGTATGAAGACATAGCCACTAAGCGTAAAGCTATTCGCATTGAAGAAGTACCTTTCAACTTAGGGTCACGAAAACAAATAGGCGAATACCTAATTGACTTTGGCTGGAAGCCGAAAAGATTTACACCTACGGGCCAGCCCATCGTTGATGAGTCTACGCTCAGTAAGATTAAAGATATTCCAGAGGCCACACTGATTGCTGAATACCTTTTGCTTCAGAAACGAATAGCACAAGTTAAATCTTGGTTGAAGGCAACACATGAAGATGATCGTGTGAGAGGCTTTGTAAATCCTAATGGTACTATCACAGGCCGTATGACGCACAACAGTCCTAACATGGCACAAGTTCCTAGTGTAGTAGCGCCTTACGGTAAAGAATGTAGATCTTGTTGGACAGTACCAGAAGGCTATAAGCTAGTAGGTATTGATGCCAGCGGTTTAGAATTACGAATGCTTGCACACTATATGAAGGATGAGGACTTCAAAAATGAAATACTCCACGGAGACATACACTCAGCTAACCAAAAGCTTGCAGGACTTGAATCAAGAAATCAGGCGAAAACATTTATCTATGCACTCTTGTACGGAGCAGGAGATGAGAAACTTGGTAGTGTGGTCGGAGGAAATAAGCGTGATGGTACGAAACTTAGAAAGCGTTTCTTCGATAATCTCCCTGCATTTAAACATCTTAAAGACAGGGTTGGACGAGCGGCTTCAAAAGGCTTCCTTAAAGGACTAGATGGTCGTAAGTTATATGTTCGTTCTGAACACGCCGCACTGAACACACTGCTTCAAAGCGCAGGAGCTATCGTCATGAAGCAGGCGATGGTAAATCTTAATCAGCTAATCAGGCTCAATACATTAGACGCACACTTTGTCTGCAACGTACATGACGAATGGCAGTTAGAAGTAAAAGAATCTGTGGCTGATTCAACAGGACAACTGGGGGTTGATGCCATAAGGCAGGCAGGCGTAGGACTAGAACTGTTTTGTCCTCTTGATGGTGAATATAAGATAGGAGATAACTGGAGTGAAACACACTAAATACCCCTATAAAAGATATTTAGAAAATAAATCTAGGGTTACTCTGGATGGTAAGAGGTACAGACTAGGTAATCCTAACCATCCATTTAATTCAATTTATAAAAGGTTTGGTATGGACGCGGCCTTTACAGTAATGGGGCTTGTTCCTTCTGGTCTAGCGCAAATTAAATTAACTGTAAATAATCTTTTTGCCAAAGTAAAGAGTGGTCATATATATTTAATGACTAACCCTGCTTATCCCGGCTGGTGTAAAGTAGGGATGGCTGTTGATGCTGAAGATCGTGTCAATCAATTCCAGACAGGATCACCATTTAGAGACTATAAGCTTTTTAAATTTTTTGAAACTGATGATAGGCGAGGGTCTGAAAAGAAAGCACATGATATACTGGAAGAAAAAATAGATGAACGCAGAGGCGAATGGTTTCATATAAATCCTGAAGATGCTGAAAAAATATTAACTGAATTTTTTAAAAAAGAAGGTGATGAAAGTGAAACTTGACACATTGATTGACGATATATATGGACAGCTTGATAAGTTATTTGAAGGAAAAGCATTTAATTTATCAGATGAAGATCTGGACATGACCGCATCACGTATCAAAGATTCCCTTCTGGCTTGGGCTAGACCATCAGAAAGAAACTCAGAGTTCTCTCTGCGTATGTCTAATGTTGGTCGGCCTGCCAGACAGCTTTGGTATGAGCAAAATATACCAACAGAAAGCACAACACCTCACCCATCTTTACAGATAAAGTTTCTTTACGGTCACATCCTAGAAGAAATTCTTTTGATGCTTGTTCGTGCCGCAGGACACAATGTCACTGACGAGCAAAAAGAAATTACAGTCAAAGGTATTAAAGGCCACATTGATTGTAAGATTGATGGTGAAGTGGTTGATGTAAAGACTGCATCTAAGTTTGCATTTAATAAATTCCGTGAGGGTCGCCTAGCTGAAGACGATCCTTTCGGATATATGTCACAGCTTGCAGGCTATGAGGAGGCTGAGAAGTCTTCTGAGGGCGGCTTTCTTGTTATTAATAAAGAGAGTGGGGAGCTATGTCTTTATCGCCCAGAAGAGCTTGACAAGCCTGCTATCAATAGACAAATACAAGATGTAAAGAAAGCCTTGAAGTTGGCTACGCCTCCACCACGATGCTATGAGTCTGTGCCAGAAGGCAAGAAAGGTAATATGAAAATACATCGCAACTGTAATTACTGTGCTTATAAGTTTGAATGCTACAAAGATGCTAACAATGGTACAGGGCTTAGAGTTTTTAAATATTCTAGTGGGCCAACGTACCTAACTCACGTAGAAGTTGCGCCAAGAGTAGAGGAGGTGTTTAATGAATCGACGCCTTTCTAAAAAAATAAATCAAAAAACAATTGACATCTTTCTTGAATGGCTCAGTAGTGTTATATCGGAAGAGCAAGCCTCCCAGATTGTACGCAAAAACTACAAAGAATATGTTCCTGAGAATGCTTATTACTGGAGCAAACACACCATTTTAAATTCTGTTTTTTCGCCACGTTGGGTTAAGCGTAAATTAAAAAGAAAGCTTAGACAAAACCCACAAAAAAAGCTAGACAGTTACTGCATGAATGACTTAAAATGAAAGTATTAACAATAGAGGCGTTAATTTTTTTCTGCGCCAAGCAGTTAGCAGACGAAGAAACAATAGATAATGATCTCTTGTTTGAGTTGTATACTGTATTACATTTACACTTTGAAGGGATACCAACATTACATTGAAACCAAAAATAAAAAAAGGGTATAGGAAGGCGCGTGTCAAACGGCCTGTCGATAAAGCACCTGTCCGTGGATATGATTCTAATTGGGAGTATGAGTTACACTCAGGCATCCTTAATGATTGGAAGATTCATTCTGAAAAGGCAGAATATATTGTCGAGCATACTTATCATCCAGACTTCATCCGCACAGTAGACGGCAAGAAGATATATCTTGAAGCTAAAGGCCGCTTCTGGGATCATCAAGAATATAATAAGTATGTGTGGATTGCTAAAGCTTTACCAGAAGACATAGAGCTAGTATTTTTATTTGCAGATCCCAATGCTCCTATGCCACAAGCAAAGCGCCGTAAGGATGGTACAAGACGTAACCATTCTGAGTGGGCTTCTTCTAAAGGTTTTAGATGGTTTTCTGAAGATAGTATTCCAGAAAGCTGGATAGATGTTTCAAAGAGGGAGATCATAGGTGATGATGAATGATCGAAAGCAAGAGCGCCTAGAAAAATTTAGTCGTCACAAAAGAAAAAAATACGAAGAAAAAGTAGACGGCAAATATAAACCAATAAAGAAAAGAAATAAATATAAACTAAATGTAAATGACCTAAATAATATTGACGAGATGGAGGAATAACATTGGACGCCTATCAAGAATACATACACAAAAGTCGTTACGCACGATACCTTCCAAGTGAGGAGCGTAGAGAAACATGGAAAGAAACAATAACGCGCTACATTAAATATTGGGGAGATAAACTCAATGATGATGAGCGTGTAGAAATATTTAAAGCTATCCACGATCTTGAAGTCATGCCGTCTATGAGGGCTTTGATGACCGCTGGTGAAGCATTAGATCGTGACAACATGGCAGGATTTAATTGTAGTTATCTTGCTATTGATAGCCCACGTTGCTTTGATGAAATGATGTATGTTCTTATGTGCGGTACAGGTGTTGGTTATAGCGTAGAAGAACAATACGTTTCTAAACTTCCAGAGATCGCAGAGGATTTCCATGCAACAGATACAGTCATACACGTACCGGATTCAAAAGTTGGATGGGCGAAATCGTTTAGGGAACTGGTATCGTTGTTGTATTCAGGTCAAATACCAGAATGGGATACATCTAGAGTTCGACCTGCGGGTGCCTCACTCAAAACTTTTGGAGGTAGAGCAAGCGGCCCAGAACCTCTTATCGACCTCTTTAAATTTACAGTTAGATTATTTACGGGAGCGGCTGGACGAAAGCTTACGTCCCTTGAATGCCACGATCTTTGCTGTAAGATTGCTCAAATCGTCGTCGTCGGAGGAGTCAGACGATCAGCTTTAATTAGTTTATCTGATTTATCAGACGATGCACTACGACAAGCAAAGCATGGAGCATGGTATAATACTGAGGCACAGCGTGGCCTTGCAAATAACAGTGCTTGTTATAATAGCAAGCCTTCTTTTGAATTATTTTTAGATGAATGGAGAAGTCTTTATGAATCAAAAAGTGGAGAACGAGGAATCTTCAGTAGAGCCGCAAGTCAAAAACAAGCTTCAAGAAATGGTAGAAGAGATAGTGAAAGAGATTTCGGTACGAATCCCTGTTCCGAAATTATATTACGAAAATCCCAAACTTGCAACCTTTCAGAAGTTGTCGTCAGACCGGAAGATACGGCTAGATCTCTTGGGAGAAAAGTACGTCTTGCAACTATCTTGGGTACTCTCCAAGCTACCCTCACGGACTTCCGATACCTCAGAGGAATCTGGAAAGCCAACACCCAAGAAGAGGCGCTCTTAGGAGTAAGCCTTACAGGTATTCTTGACAATCCTTTGCTTACTCTTGAGAACAAAGATCTTGATGGACTGCTTGAAAACTTACGTGACATAGCTATTGAAACAAATAAAGAGTGGGCAGAACGCTTAGGTATTTCTCAGAGTACAGCCATTACCTGTGTTAAGCCCAGCGGCACAGTCTCTCAGTTAGTTGATTCTGCATCAGGTATCCACGGACGCTATGCACCATATTATATTCGTCGTGTTAGAGCAGATATGCGTGACCCTCTGTGTGCTGTCCTAGAAGACGCTGGCGTGCCTTGTGAGAAGGATAGTTTTTCACCCAGTACTAAGGTATTCTCCTTCCCTAAGAAGGCTCCAGAGAGCGCTGTGTTTGCCTCAGAGCAGACAGGGATGGAACAGTTAGAGTTATGGGCTAAGTACCAGAAGCATTGGTGTGAACACAAGCCTAGCATTACTGTATATTATCGTGACTCAGAGTTTCTGGAGATCGGTAATTGGGTCTACAACAACTTTGATGATATATCAGGTATATCTTTTTTACCGTATGACGAACACAGCTATGCTCAAGCACCATATGAGCAAATAACAGAAGAGCAATACAATGAAATGGTTGAAGGATTTCCAACAGAGTTTGATTGGAATCTTAACGAGGCTGATGATTTTACTGAAGGAGCGCAAACACTAGCCTGTGTTGGCGGGGCTTGCGAACTCTGATGCCGTTAAAAGATGCAACAATAATAGGCTTCCGTGTACTAGTAGATTCAGAAGGCTTGATAATGACTGAGCAAACTGAATTACCGGATGAACATATACCCAAAGCCTTCAAGGAAGAAGAAGCTCAAGTATTAATTCGTGCGGCTATTAGATCCTTTAAAGAAATTACGGGGGATATACACGTTAAATTAGAGTCAGAGCTAGATGCTATTAACAGGGTTTGCTAACATCCATTGCAGATGTAATTAAACCGCCTGTAGTAGCCCTGTGGCGAGCAGTTTTCTTTGCAATCTTTTTAGGTTGCTTTGAAAATTGCTTGCCTTTTTTTGTGTCTTCTCTTTTCTTTGCGGAAGTAGCCGCATACTCCGCTGAAGATAAAGAATCTCTAGCACTCTTAGGAAGATAGCGTTCTCCTGTAGCCTTTGACCCCTGTGTTGAAGGCTTACCAGACTTAGTACCCCAATCTTCTTTTGTCCAATCAGCTAAAGACTTTTGAGATTTTTTCATTTATAACCGCCGCCTTTTTCTTTGTATTGTTTAGCAAGCATCTGTGCTTTACGTGCAGACCACTGCCCCGGCTTACCCCCTTTGCTACCCGCTTTAATCTTTTCAAATAAGCGTTTACGCATAGTAGGCTTAGTGTAGTTACCTGCTTCGTTAACTTTACTTTTCTTTTTTGCTTTACCGCCCTTTTTAAAAGGGTCACGATCTAAATCAAAAATACTTTGCATTAGCCATGTTCCATATCTGATATAGACTTATAAGAAACTATACCGCCTTTAGCTCTAGCTGTACGATCAAAGTCTCCGCGAGAGAGGTTAGGATTAGCTGACGAAAGCCTTTCTAATTTTTGATCTGATATGTCAGCCGCCTTCGCCACTTCCATGGCAAATGCACGATCTCTGTCCTGTTGCTCTTTTGTTCTAGTTGGTCTTGGTGTACTAGGGCTTGTAGAAGAGGATGGTGTAGCTGTCGAACCGGTTATGTTTTGTTCAACCCATTCTCCTACTGAGGTATGGCTTGGACTCCATGAGGCCGCAGTATTAAGAACGTTTATCCCCAGTGGTGCTACTGCACCAACAAGCGCATCTACAACTTTTCCCGGAATTGTTGTTGGTCTTGCTTGTGGTGTCATTTTTCTTTCTAGTTTTTTTATATCTACAGTCATTTTAATCTCCCGGTGGAAAGCCTAACATCTTCTCATTTGAAATTATCCAAGCCTTTGGGATTGCCAGTTCTGCATCACCCTGTACAGGCTTACCATCTTCTAAAAGCATATGAGGACATATAATTATTATGTCATCGTCTTCGTGTATTATTATTCCGCATGAAACTGCTATGGCGGTTGTAATTTGTTTCAGTTCGCTAATGTCTCTCCAGCCTGTGTTAGCACCTCCAGAGGCATCGTGCCATACAACTTTGTGTATCGTTACCACTTGACCTTATCAGCCCAGTAAGCCGCTGACATATTGCCACGCTTGATGTTCTTTCTGTGACGGGCTTTGAAGCTCTTGCGCTTGGCTTTCATACGCTTAGATTCACCAGCCTTTGGCTTGCCAGCAGTCTTAGCACCTTGCTCACCAAAACGGATTATCTTTTCTTTACCGTCTTTGCAGGCTTTGACAACGTGAGACTTTTTAGGGTGGCTTGCTGTGCGCTTAGGCTTGTTACAGGCCATCTTCTTCTTGTCGATCTTGCCACCTTTGGCAACGTCAATTCTACCTTTAAAGTTAAAACCATAGGCATCTTCGTCTTCTGAAATGTCTTGGCCTAAATAAGTTAATTTAGAATAATCATCTTTAGGATTTGCCCTGCCCTGCGCTGTACTTTTTGATTTATCAAAATCATATCTATCTGGCAATACTTCAAACTGCCCCTCTGATGTTTCTTTAAAATTAAACGCGCCTAACGATGTAAACATTTCAAACACAGGATCAGTAAAAGATGCTTTTGCTAAATCATATACGTTAGTGTCTGCTCGTTTTTGTTTATAAAAATCATTTACTGCTTGACCATCTGCCATTGTTGGGTAGTCTTTATATGTTACATAACTTCGTCCATCTTTTTTGGCATTCAACATTGCATTTTTTAGTACAGTTTGTTGTTGTTGTCCCAAACTACCAACATCTATATCATCACCGTCACGCTGTAATCCTAAAACATTACCTAATAAAAATTTTCCAAAAGCTTTTGCGTTGGTAGGAATTATAGTTATTCCGGTTCCTTTTTTCTCAGGGGGCTGTTCTTTTGTCTTTTGTACCGCTACCGCTCTTATACCAGTGCGCTTTGGCTCTTCTCTCTGCACAGGCTTTCTTACTTCACGCCTAGCAGGTTGAGCTTGAGGTTTAGCTTCTGATCCTAAAACTAATGTGTCACCAGCACGGATACGGTCTGGGTTTTTTATGTTATTAAGCTTAACAAGATCAGCTATGCTTACACCAGTGTCTCTAGAAATGTGAGAGAGCGTGTCACCTTTTTTTATAACGCGGCTTGCTGGCCTTTTTACTTCATCTTGGTCACTCATAAGCTTTGAAAAGAAACCTATGACGCCGCCTTCTGCCGCACCAAAACGCTTATCATTAGGATCAAAACGTCTTGCGCTAACGGCCTTCCACTGCTCTGGCTTAAAAAGAATATAAGAATAGTTATCTGGGTCTGTTGTAAAAGAAGGTTCTACTTGGTTTACATATTGAATACTGTCAAAGCCATAGCTTTCTACAAATTTTCTGAAGTCTTGATGTAATCCCGCAAGTTCCATAGACATTGCTTGAGCTTGTTCAAATTGTGAAATACTTGAAATTTCTATATCTCTAGACGTTCGAGAAAGCATCTGTGCTTTTTCATTTAATTTTTTAAATGGTATAGATTTTGATAAGCTTTCTCTGGAAGTGTTTAATTGAACAGCCATTGCATCAAGAAACATATCAATGCCGCCGTTGTCAAAAATAGAATCGTCTAAAAGAGCACCTTTATCAAATAGAGTTTCAATTTTCCAACTGCCATCATTGCCAATTTTCAAAGGGTTTTTAACATTTACATAACCTTTTTGTATTGAGGCAGGACGAACATTACTACCATAAACATTGTCTCCCCAACCACGCATTTGACCAAGTAATTTAGCAACAGCCTTTACTTCGTGTTCCAAAAGAAGGTTATCTCTAGTTGTGTTGCCTGTTTCCATACCTAAATACTGAGTAGCAACAGCCTCTATAATTTCTTCCCAGCCGGTAAGAGGCTTTTCGCCTATGCGCCTTCTACCAACGGCGGTTATTTCTTCGGGCCTTGTATCAAAGTTATCAAGCTGACCTTTTTCTGCAATACTGAGTTTGGTGTAGGCTTTTAAATCGTTAGGGTCTAATTCCAAGTCTCGTAGAAAATCATCTAGATAAGAATTAACTTGCAAAGTTAAGTCGTAAATTTTATTAAAGTCTTCTGGCTTTATATACAGACCGGCCTTTTCAAAAGTTTCTCCAAGCTTGTTTCCTTCAATGCCCATTGAAAACAAAGCCATATGCTTACCAAATTCATTATCATCTACCAGAGCTTTTAATCCAAAATAATTTGCTTGCCCTAGTGTACCAACGTGGGGGCCAATTTCGTTTGTCATCCAGAAACGAGCGTCCCACTCTGTATCTTGAAGCGAGCTTACGCCACGAAATTGTGGACGCTTTTCAACACTCTCAGCTAAAAAATCTTCAAGGGCTTTTTCTTTATTTTCTATTTGAGCAGGAAGTTTTTTCATCTGTGTAGATAAATCATCAAAATCTGGCATAGACTCACGCAAGTTTTTATATTCAGGCATTCCTTTCAGAGTAGCAATTGCCCTAGTTAAAACTTTTTCTCTACCATTCTCTGACAGCAAGCGATTGTTTTCGGCCTTACCAAGACGAGCAGATAAATAATTATATAAAGCTCTGTCAACTTCAGGATCATAATCCTGCGCCTCATCTGCTGAATTAAACTGACTTTTATACACATTAAATGTTGAACCTTCTAAATCAACATCAACCATTTTTTCTAGTTGAGTAGCGATAGAATAGTCAACGTCTTGCTCTAGTACCATGTCTTCTATTTCAGGATCTAGTTTTTGAGAGCTTCCTCCCGCAGAATAATGTCTTGCATATTTTTCAACATAATCTGCTAATTCTGTTGAATCAACATCTACATCAGGATTAAGAAATAAACTAGACTCTAACTTTTCGGTCGAGGTTTTTATTTTTTCAGCAACTTTAGTTTCGTCAAATAGATTATCTGCACCAGCTACGATGCCTCTTGTAATTATTTTTGTGAGTGCGCCTATTGCCATTACACGGCCCTCGCCAGTAAACTTCTTGGAAAATCTTCTTCATCTGTAAATGCAGTACCTGCTTGTTCGTTGTAGGGCAGTCCCGTCATTTTATCTATACGCTCATCAGGCTCCGAAGGTACTTGTGGAACATCTGTAACTTCACCACCTTTCTTAAAAGGTGTTCGTAGAGGTCTGCCCACGATAGATTCTTTTAAAGCTTTGTCTCCTTCTCCCAAAGCACTACGATAATCAGCCATCGCCTCAGCACCCAATACTGTTTTGCCTGCACCGTAAAAAGGAACTTTAGTTCCAAAAGCCCTAACAGGGCCATACTTTACAGCGTCTACAACTTCACCATATAACGGCCCTAGAAAGGCTTGTGGAATACCTATTACACCATCATACTCTACGCTATCACGTACACGTAAAATACCATCAAGGGGCAGACCGTTCCCTCCCCAGCGAGCTATAGACTCATACATAATCTCTGCGGCGTTTTTTTCGTCATATCCTTCACCCCTATTACGAGCATAGTTTGTAAAGCCTGCCGCCGCTGTCATAGCAATAGCTGTAGGAACAAGTGTCTGTGCCGCTATATCTTTATCTCTGAGTAGGCGCTTACCACCACGCTTTAAAATATTATTAGTAAAGGCAGTTGGATAACCTAACAAGTTAAAGAAAATAGATCCTATCGGCGTGTATTGAAAACGAGGCTTAAGTCCAGAAGCTCTGTCAGGCTGTAAAATAATTTGATTTGTATATCGTGCGGCCCCGTCTACAACATCACGATAATATGTTGCATTTTTATCTGCACCATCAGCCAGCCAAGCTTTACCACGCTCTACATCTATACCAAGTTCTGCAAGATCATCTAATTTGTTTTGCATTCTTCGTGTTATTGGAGCATTTCCATGCTCTGCTATATCTGATAAATGTTCTTTTATCATTATTTTACCAGTTTGAAAAGATGCGTTCTGTACCATTTTTGTCCATTGATCTAGCATAGTAAATCTAAAAAATTTATTACTAATCTTTTGCATTGTTTCGTTAGCTAACTCTTCTCCTGCAAGGCGATCTGCCATAGACGCAAGCTGTTGTTCTAAAGCTAGTCCTACACTTTGTATTTCTCTCCAAGATTCATCTTCTGTTAAACCAAATTGATCTTTAAGTTGCTTTTGAGTGTCCCTTGTAATTTTTAAAAACGACAAATTCCATGTATCTACCAACTCATTCCAATCTTCATTTAGTTTACCCAAACCAATTTTGTGTGCGGCGGCAATTCCTTTTGCAGTATTAGAACCGCCAGCAACACCTATGTTTAACATAATTTCTGTCAGGCTAGAAACAGGAGCAAGAGCTAGATAACCTAAGCGATTAGTAAGCTCATAGCCTTGGATAAATTTATTTTTTGCACCCACATCATCAGCATCAATAGACTCAGATGTAATAGTTTGATAAAGATCTTTAATTCTCTTTTTTTCATCAAGAGTAAACTCTTTGCCTGTGGCTTGTTTTACCTCTGAAGCAATTTGATTGATCCACTTATTTTCAAATCCTTTTTTACCTTTAAAGCCATTAACACCAAAAACTTTCTTTTTAGCTAACGCTCGTCCAGCCGTATCCATATAATTATAAAACGTAGACTTAACATCATTATTTAAAAATTTTTCAAACTTAGCGTCATCGGTAATGTTTTCAAACTTTCTTTTTGCTGAAAAGAAATAATTACCACTGCCGCCTGCTAATTGATTTTTTTTATTTAGCATCTGCTTAACAATTTTCTTTGCGCCGTCTATGTTTTTAGCTTCGCCAGCTTCTACTAAAAGGTTTGCAAATTGATTTGGGCCACTGCCACCACCAAAATCTTCTTCTATTGCAGAACGCTTCCATTGACGAGGCACATAGTTTTCTCTCATGGTTATAAAACCTTCACGAGCTAACAAACGACCAGCAGTGCGATATCCTTTTCTTATTTGGCCCGCCGCAATATTAACGGCTTGAGAATATTCTTGTGCTTCTGAAGCTTGCCCTCTAATAGATAATGACAAAGCATCATTTACTTCTACAGCTAATTTACTATTAAATCTTTTAGTTGATATAGGCAGAATAGCAGTCCTATAAATATCCATAAATTGATTTGTTAAAAGCCTAGCCGTTCCTGCATAATCTTCTTCAATAAGCTTTTGACCTTGCTGACCAATAACACTTTTTGTTGGATCTGTTCCCATAGCAAACTCAGTATTTACTTTTTCCATAAGCAGTTTTGCTGTGGGAGATACTTCAGTGTAAGGCGCAAGAAATCCTGCGGCTTTTCCGAAAGAAACACTAGAAGTAAATCGGCTTGATATTTTATAAAGGCCATTTAAAAATTGATTTCTTTTGTCTTCAACAGGCGCATTCTTGTGGGCGGCGGCTAGTGCGGCATCAACAACCTGATCGTATGTATCCTGCCCACCACCAAGACGACGAACAATTTCGTCGATTTCAGTTAAGTCTGAAAAATCTTCGGGTGTTAAATTCTGACCTTTACTAGCAACTTTTGTTGAAAGACCAGTAATAACCTGATCTAGATCTTCTGTAACAGCCCCTAAGAGCTTTTGCATTTCTGTAGCAAAGTCTTCACCCCTGAGAGCCTCCGCTTCGCGTAGAGAGCCAGTGACAAGCTCTTTCATACCCCTTTCAAAGTTTTGTGCGGCTTCTGTTGGAGACTGCATAGCCTGTTGCAAGGCTATTTTAAAATTTTCTGGGGCCGTAGCGGTTTTTAAAAGACTTTCAATTTCTTGCGCGGCTATACTAGGTTGTTGCTGTACTGCATCCATAATTGCAAGTTTAAACTTTTCAGGCGCTGTAGCCTGATTTAGTAGTTGCTCGACAGTCTTTGCGGCTTCAGAAGGATTAGTTTGAATTGCTTGTTCTATGGCAAGCCTAAATTTTTCAGGGGCTGTAGCAGTTGCTAAGGTTTTTACAATTTGGCTGGCAGGTTCGCTTACCTGAAGGTCTGTATTAGCGTCTTCGATTTGTCTGCGCCGTGCATATTTGTTTGCAATCAATCTAGAACCGTAACCTAAAGCACCACCAAGTCCTGCACCAACAGCAGTGCCAACAGCTATTTCAGCAGGTGAATATTCATCCCTTTCCCCTAACTCTTTTTCCAGCATTTGCTGTCCTGCGGTAGCAGTCCCACCAACTATAGCGCCCTGTGTCACATAGCCTTTTACATTTGTAGGATTAGCTACTTTTAAAGCTTGATTCAAAGCTTTTTTTGCAACTTGTCCTGTGGCGGCACGAGCGCCTACAGCGCCTGCGACTCCAGCAGGGCCAGAAAAACTGCCTGTAATTGCCGCAAGAGCCAAAGTACTTGCGTTAGCATAATTAAAAATAGCATCAGTACCATAATCACCTATTGCTTTTAAAACTTCACCGGCTCCTGTAACTTCAGAAGCTTCAAAAGAAGAACGCAACCAACGATAATCTTCTTTTATGTTTTCAGGCGCATCTTCCAATGCCATTGCTTTAGCAACAGCAGTTTCAGTACGCATAAAGTCATCACGCAAAAACTCTATAGGATCATCATCGGTTTCGGGATCTGTCGCCCCACCTGTCGCTAAATCAAAATTAATATTAGTTGTAGACAAATAATCCAAAACATTTTCAAAGCGGTCAATTACTTCTGGGCTATAGCTCCAATCAGTAGTGCTTTGGGCCATTGTTGCCTGTGCTGGATTTTTTGTTTCTGGAGACTGTAATAAATAGCTTCCGTCTGCTATTGCCTCTCTACGTGCTTTAGCAAAATCAAACATTTATGATCTATTCCTTCTAGCAATTTCTGCATTTAATTTTTCTTGGATAGTTGGGCCAAGTCTATCATTATATAACCTAAAAATATCTTCGTCACCAAAAACATTTCCAAAGTAGCCAAGAGTACCTGAGTTTTTAGTAAATCTTTGTACATCCCTTAACTCTTGATTTGACATTTTATCTAAATTTTCTTGTTTAAAAAACGTATTTAAATCTGCTTCTACTACTTCTTTTATGCCTAAAGGCACTTCTTCATAGTCATTATTAAAATATTCAATTGTTGCCTGCAATGTTATCAAGGGGTTTTGTCTATCATTACCCGCCAGCAGTGTTGGTCGATTATTAAAAGCTTTGCGATCTAAAACCTGTGCTGTAGCGGCAATACCAGTTAGCTGACTACGTGTAGCCCTATCACCAAAAGCAACTTCTAAGGCTTTCCTGCCTAAATAAATCTGCTCTCCAAAAACAGTGATCACTGCATCTCTTTGTTCTGCTGTTCCGTTATCACCAACTTTAGCGTCAACTTGTTCACGCAAAGCAGTTAAACCGTCTGTATTTAAAGCATTTGTAGCTTCTCCATATATAGACATGGCGCCTTTTTTAGACATTCTAGTGCCATCTCGTTTAGCATCACTTTTAATTTTCATCATAGAAGCTAAAGAAATTCTTTCACCATTACCGCTAAGACTAAAAAAACTTTCAGGTTGGTCATCATAGCCATTAACTTGTATCCATGTTTCCGTTATTGCTTCACCAAACTCATTTGTAGTAGTAATACTAACTGGTTTTTTTGATTTAGCCGCCAGTGGAAGATCTCCAGATTCTGCTAGTTGTTTTGTAATTCTAGAAGCTATAAAAGAATCTCCAGTTGTAGAATAAAATTTATCAAAAGAGTCTTTAAATTCTTTAGAAGTTTGATACATTTTATCAGAAGTAACAGAACGATAAACAGCACCATCTGTATTACGATCATCTTCATCTAAAAAATAAGACGTTAGTTTTCTTAAACCTCTACCCATTACACCTGCATCAACACCAGAGGCTTCTCTTAAGGCTTTAGCATATGCCAAGCGATCACCACCCGTTGTTGAAATAATATTCTGGGCCTGCTCTAATTGTTTATCAAAAGCATTTATATATTCTTCAAGAGATTCAGAAGCCATTTTTTCTGCTAAATTTTGTACGTGTGTATCACTGTAAGGCTGATTATCTTTTGCAAGCCTTGTATCTAAAGATGCTTTATATGTTTGAACAAGTTCGTCATTAAAAAAAGCTTGTTTACCGCCAGCATAGCTTGCCGCTGTTCTAGCCCGTTCTGCAACCCTTTGTGCGTTATCAACAGCAGAGCGTACAATAGCTCTTTCGTCCAAAACACTTTTTTGATTCATAAACTTATTATATTTTTCTACTTGTCGCCCCTGTAAAACATTACCAATAACTTGACCAGTAAGATTTAAAAGCATATTTTTATCGGCGGTTTTTTCGCGCCTCCTACGGTTTTGTCGAGCGTCTGCTAACAAAGCCGGAGCATTAACTAGCGGGCTTTTAGTCAAATCAAATTCTGCCATTATTGTTCACCTTGATTACTTGGGGGCGGTGGAGGTGCTTGCTCTCCTGCCGGTTGTGATAATAAACTATTTATTTGTTCTTGCGGAATAGCTTCTACCTTTGCCTGCATTTGTTTATCTAATGAAGGCATGGCTGTTTTAGCTTGTTCCATATCTGTCTGAACTTGTCGGCCTTTTACTTCTGCAAAAGATGAGCCTATAGTTTCTTCTTCATCTAGATCATCTTCCATATCATCCCTAAAGAATGTGGGGTCTATGTCAGCCCTTTCACAAAAAGCTAAAAAGATATATGCTGTAGGCTCAATAAGAAGTTGCATTAAGGAAAAATTCCACTTGCCTTCGTAGAAGCCACTAAACAAAACAGTCTGAACAACTTCCATAAGTGGAAAACCATCAGCCATCAACTTAATAAACTGAGAATAGTTTTCTTCTTGAATAGCATTTTCAAAAATATAATTCAAAGCTTTATGAAGGTTTGAAAACTGTGGTGGCCTATCGTGTGGCGCAGGGTTTTCTGGATCTGTAGTCAGACTAATCCCCGGAATAGGAAACTTCCGTTGTAAGTTGATGTCTAGAATATCTTGGTTCATGCCGCAAGTTCCTCATAGGCCAAAGCAAGCCCAGCTTGAAGGCTAGGAGCGCCGTAATACCCCTGTGAATACATATTAGTAAAGTTTGAGTTTAAAATATCTTGTTGTATCTGAGTAAAGTCTGAATAGCCGCCCATGCCTGCCATCATGTTAGAAGTAGAAAGACCGGGAGAACTTTGAATAGGTGATGTTTGTAAAGCACTCATATCTACAAACTCATACGGATCTCTTAAATCAGCGAACTGATTTTGTGATTCTGATGGATTATACTGATCAATAAGGTTTCCCATACCTGCTAAAGACATTTCAACGCCCTGAGATTTTAAGAACTTTCTGCCTGTTGTTCCTGCGCGAGCCGCTAAAGACTTCGGAGGTTGGAAACCGCCAGACACAAGTGTCCCGTCGGAGTTCACGAGCGGGTTATCAATAACCGCACCAAACTCTGTACCGACCTTACTAGCGTCTGGAGTATAAGAACTAACATCCATAGCAGTTGATTTAAATGGGTCAGCCGCTATAGGTCGGGTGTTAGACATAGATAAATCTCCAGCATCTAATCCAACATCAACAAAGTTCATTGTTTCTGGAGCTAACAAAGAAGAGGACGGTGCAGTGCCACCAACTGTAACCCCAAGCTGTTGGTCGGCTGGAAGTGTCATTGTTTCAAGATCAACTTTTGTTGCCATATTACCTATGTCGTAGGTTGTCCCTTCTCTACCAAGCCCTAACTTTTCATTAAAACTATAATTAGGATCATTAATATCTAATGACCTAAAAGAACGCTCTCCTGTTACTGGATCGTAACCTACATCAGAAGCACTTAAAGTATCTCCTCTAGCAAAACTTTCTTCTAAATTTGCCTGTATGCCAAACTTGTTCATACTAGAATCAATTGTTGATTTAGAAAACAATTGTCCTAAATCAGAGCCTGCTGTGCGCCAAGCGTCTTGAGTTTTTGACCAAGCCGTATCAAAATTCAATTCTGTAATATCTATTTTACCGGCTGTAAGGTCTTTCATAAAAGTTCCAAACTGTTGTCCACCCGGAAGACTATTAATTGTAGCGCCTACCATGTTTCCAATAGTATCTGTAACAGCAGAAGTAACAGACTTAAAGGCTGTACCAACACGAGTACCTACCTTGACTGCGGCATTAAGAAAGTGTCCAGCGCCTTTAACAACAGCGCCCAATGCTCCACCTAATTGTGTTCCCATCATTCCGGTAGCTAGTCCTCCTAGTGCCGGTAGCGCATAGGGCATAATAAGTGCCAGACCTAATTGACCTACAATGCCAATCTTGCCCATAAACTTACCGACTTTCTTAAAGGCACTTTTAATACCTTTCCCTATTTTTTTGAAAACTTTCTTAATACCCTTAAAAATCTTTTTAAAGAATCCCATTGTGATTACTCTCCTCCACTCATTACACCTGAAACAAGATTCATCAGGCTTGATATTGTAGTGCTAGATTCTTTACTAGCGGCTGTTTCATTTCCAATAGCCGCAATGTAAAGCTGTGTGTTTAATGCTTTATCATTTTCAAAAGATGTTCTTAAATATGCCGCCTCGTCCCTTACCGCAAGAAGTTCTGATTCATACTTCATTGCATCCATCTGAAAGTTTTGCTGGACATTAAGTTTATTCATTTCATTTTCAGCGGCTGTATTCATCATTGCTGTTTTACGATCATACTCAATAGCAGATTGAGAAGCGATAAAAGCATTCTGTGCATTAAACTGTTCACGGTTTGCAGATATCTGAGCATTAGCAATTGATGCCGCAGAAGACGCTCTAATGTTAGCCGCAGAAATACTTGCGTCTGCACCTATCTGAGTAGATTGTATTTGAGCGGCAGTCTGCATACCAGTAGTTTGAATTTGCGTTTGAGACTGTAGCTGTGCAATACCTTTACGTGTTGAAGCATCTAAACTTGCAATATCAAACTGATTAGCCAACTGCTTATCAAGAGAAGTCATCGCATTAGTTTGACCAGCATTAAACTGTGACATTGCATTTAACTGTTGAGAATTAAACTGAGAGATTTGTGACGCCATAGAAGCATTAAATTGATCTACTTGATTTTGACTCTGAGCATTAAACTGCTTTGCGGCATTCTGCATAGACTGATCAGATAACAAAGCCTGTTGTTGATTTTGAGCATTCATAATTGCTGATTGTTGATCAGCATTAAAGTTTGCCATATCCATCTGTAAAAAAGCCTGAGCATTCTGGGCCGCTAGTTTTGTACGATTATCAGCATTTGCAAGATCTAAAGAAGCCATAGCTGTAGCGTTTTGCATAGCGGCTTGCTGTTCTGCATTAAAATCAGTCATCGTCATAGACTGCATAAACTTACTATTAGCTAATTCAACCTGCTGGTCTGCACTAAACTTAGTCATATCTACGTTAGCAACCATGTTGGCATTTTGAACTGCTCGTTGTTGATCAGCATTAAGCTGTGCAACATTCATTTGAGAAGCAATCTGTCCCTGCAAAAGATTTGTTTGCATACGACTATTTAAATTAGCAAGTTCTGTTTGCTGTGCGGCAGATAAGTTTTCTGATGCAGATTGATTTAAAGACGAAAGATTAGCAAGCTCCATCTGTTGTTCGTTACTAAGATTAGCTAACTCCATCTGTTGCTTAAAGCCAGCATTCTTAGCAAGGAAGTCAGCGGCTACTTGCATAGTTTGCATACGTTGAACATTCTCAGCAGACATATTTTCTTTGTTTGTCTGGAACTCAAAATTAAGATTAGCCATTTCCGTTTGCTGTTCATTGCCAAGATTAGCAAGGTTCATCTGTTGTTGTTGTTGAGATTTTTGAACAGCGGCTTGTTGTTGATTTTGAAGATTCTGCATACGTGTTTGTTGTTGCTGTGTGGCAGAAGTAATCATTGTGTCTTGAGCAAACTGACTTTGCATTGCAGACATTTGCTGGGCCATCTGAGCCGTCTGAGAACCTGCTGTTTGGCTATTAGCGTTGTTTTGTAGTCTTCGCTGTGCGTCTAGATTAGCTTGAGCTACATTAGCCTGTTGCTCGTTTGAGAGGTTCTGAGCGGCCCTTTGTTGTAATGCCTGTGCATTTTGCTGTGCCATAGGCATTGCACTAACAATAATAGCATTAAACAAAGAATCTCTAGCTACGTTAGAGGCTGTCATACCTCTTGCCGCCATTTTTTGTTCTACTGCGGCAACAGCGGCCCTAGCCCATACAGGAGTCTCACCATCTTCAAGACCTGCAAGGAGTGTTTCCATTTGAGAAGATACCAAAGCTTCTGTAGGCAGTGCCGCAACAGCCGCACGAACTTCTACAGGCTGGTCATCAATAGCGGCTTCTACGGTTGCAGGATCTTCTACAATAGTTTTAGTTAAGTCTGGAGGAAGTTGACCAACCTGTGCAATCATATCAGCCGCCTCACCTTTAGCGGCAGTCCCTTTGACTTTTCGCATCTTGGCGGCTTGATAGCCTACAGTCTC